TTGAACCTCTTAGAAATGTTCTTGAGTTATATGCTGATGATTTTACTCCCAACCTAAAAGTAGAGTGGGATGACATAAGTATTGAAACATTGCTTGAGAGAAATGATTTAGAAGCTAGATGGACATTCAACATACCTTGTCTAACTAGAAAGGTAGAGGGTGTCAATGCAGGACACTTGATTGAAGTAGGTGCTAGACCTAATACAGGTAAAACATCTTTTCATGCTAGTTTAATTGCTAGTCCTAATGGCTTTGCTCATCAAGGTGCTAAGTGTATCATACTTTGTAACGAAGAATCTGCACATAGAGTTGGTGCTAGATACTTAACATCAGCTACAGGCATGACAATGCATCAGATAAGGAAAGACCCAAGTAAAGCAAGGGAATTGTATGAGGTTGTTAAGAAGAATATACATATTAAAGATGCATCTAATCGTGACATGGCATGGGTTGAGAGCATATGTAAAGCATACAAGCCTGACATAGTTGTACTAGACATGGGAGATAAGTTTGCTAGGACAGGTGGCTTTGCAAGAACTGATGAAGCACTCAAGGCTAATGCTATTCATGCTAGACAGATAGCTAAACAACATGAGTGTGCAATCTTTTATATGTCACAACTATCTGCTGAAGCTGAAGGTAAAGTATATCTGAATCAGGCTATGATGGAAGGCAGTCGCACAGGTAAGGCTGCTGAAGCTGATTTAATGATTCTTATAGCTAAGGATACAGTTAAGAATCCTGATAGTGGAGAAGAAGAAAGTCCCGCTAGACATTTAAATATTGTCAAGAATAAATTATCAGGGTGGCATGGTGTTGAACATTGCGAATTGGATTATGTAACTGCAAGGTATCAGTAATGCAGAAAGATTTGTTTGGATATGAAAAGCCTGTGATTGAGCATGGAGATAGTTTAGTTTGTATCAAGTGTGATATAGAACAACCAATAGACCAATTCAATGCTATGAAGTATGCTAGTTCAGGTGATGAAAATAAACAGACAGAAATAAAAAGAACTTGTAGAACTTGCATGAGGAATCAATCTAATCTAGTTAAACAACTAAGAAAAACTAACCCATATCCTGATGAGGATTATTGTTGTCCTATATGTGACAGGGATATAAAAGAAATAGGTAAGTATGGTCAACCTAGATTGCAAAATTGGGTACTAGACCATTGCCATGATTCCCTTTCATTTAGAGGTTGGTTGTGTCATCATTGTAATGTTGGTTTAGGTGGATTCTCAGATAGCTTGACAAGATTAAAGAAAGCTGTTATATATCTAACTAAGCATAAGGAGAGATTAAATGAAACTGACACTTGATGTAGAGAATACAGTCACACATAGAGATGGTAAACTACATCTTGACCCATTTGAATCTGACAATAGATTAGTTATGGTTGGGTGTCTCACAGATAAAGGAGAGGAGTATTTATTTAGAGACGACTTTGATGGTGTTCAAGAATTATTAGACCAAGCTACTATACTGATAGGTCATAATATTGTACATGATTTGTTATGGCTATGGGAATGTGGTCTGAAGTATGATGGCCCTGTCTTTGATACTATGCTTGTTGAGTATGTGCTACAGAGAGGTAATAAACAACCATTATCTCTTGAAGCATGTGCTAACAGGTATGACTTAGAGACTAAGAAACAGGACACTATGAAAGAATACTTCAAGAACAAAACACCTATTGATGAAATACCTAAGCAGGAGTTATCTGACTATTTATCTGCTGATTTAAAAGCTACACAAGAACTAGCTGATACGTTATACAAGAAACTAAATACAGAAGAGTATGGTGGTCTTATGAACACAGTGTCTCTAACTAATCGTGTATCAGTTACATTAGCTAGAATATATAAGAATGGTTTTACTGTTGATATGAATAAGTTAAATGAAGTTAGAGAAGAGTTTGAAAAAGAAAAGTTAGATATAGAGAACAGGCTTAATGTACAGGTAAAGAAATTAATGGGGGATACACGTATCAACCTTAATAGTCCTGAACAGATGTCTTGGGTTATATACAGTAGAAAGCCCAAAGATAAACTTGAATGGGCAAATACGTTTACACCTTACATGGATGTAACAGATTATAAAAAGAATGTAAAAGATAAATCAGATATTGTGTACAAGACAGAGGCACAGCAATGTGCTGACTGTCAAGGCACAGGTTATTACAGAAAGGTTAAGAAAGATGGAACACCTTATGCTAGACCTACCAAATGTGATAACTGTGATTCTGTTGGCTACATATTTGTTCCTAGTAAATTGGTAGCAGGATTAAAGTTTACTGCACCTAATGCTAAATGGGTTAGTGCTAATGGATTCACAGTCAACAAAACTAATTTAGCTATATTGCAAGACATTGCTAGAAAAAATAACTTACAAGAAGCGTTAACATTTCTAACTGACTTACAAAGGCTATCAGCATTGGATACTTATTTATCATCTTTTGTTGAGGGCATAAATACTTACACTAAATCTGATGGTAAGTTGCATGTAAGACTGCTACAACACAGAACTGCTACAGGTAGATTTAGTGGTGCTGACCCTAACATGCAGAACATGCCTAGAGGTGGTACGTTTCCTGTGAAGAAAGTATTCATATCACGTTGGGAAGGTGGACAAATACTTGAAGCTGACTTTGCACAGCTAGAGTTCAGAGTGTCTGCATTCTTGTCACAAGACCAAACTGCAATGAAGGAGATAGAAGATGGATTTGATGTTCATAGTTATACTGCTAGTGTTATTAGTAATGCAGGTGAGAAAACATCTCGTCAAGAAGCGAAAGCTCATACCTTTGCACCACTCTACGGAGCAACAGGATTTGGGAGAACGAATGCTCAAGCTACATATTACAAACACTTCACAGAAAAGTACAAAGGAATCGCATTATGGCACTCCAAATTGGCTAAAGAGGCTATAAGTACTAGTAAGATAACTACACCATCGGGTAGGCAGTTTGCATTCCCTGATGTTAGAAGAAATATGTATGGTAAGGTATCTAACTTCACACAAATAAAGAACTATCCTGTTCAGTCATTTGCTACTGCTGATATAGTACCTCTTATATTAGTCAACATAGAACAACAATTAGATAAACTTCAGTCTTGTATAGTTAATAGTGTGCATGATTCAATCGTTATTGATATACAGCCAAACGAAGTGCAACAGGTAATTGATATTATAAAAATTGTAAATGACAATATGATAGCACTAATTAATAGTGCATTTGCATTAGAGTTCAATGTTCCATTATTACTAGAAGCAAAAATAGGTAATAATTGGCTTGACACTAAAGACGTTATATGATATAACTTACAAACTTTAATAGAAAGGAATAAAATGGTAAATGATATAACTACAATAGATACCAATAACTATGCAGAGATGGCAAAAGCTATGGGTATTGCAGGAGAAACAGGTTCATCTGATACAAGTAAAGCGAACCCACTCCCAAGAATGAGGCTACACCATAATAATATTATGGGCATGAAGAAGATTGGTGATGAAACTGTAGAGACAGTCGTTGTGAAAGCAGGTTCATTCAAGCTAGAAAGACCTGACTTACCTGTCATATACTCACCAACTGCTGAAATTAGACCCTTTGTGCAGAGGTTTATGTATAAAAGGTTTGTTAAGAATATGTCTGCTAAGAAGGGTGAACCTATGGGTATTTATCACAAGACACTTATGGCAGATAATCTAAATAATGACTTAAAGGATAATCAGGGTAGCTTCAACTGTGGTAAGCCATCAGGATATATAAAGGACTTTAAGGCATTACCTGTAGCTACACAGGAAGTAATCAAACAGATTAAAAGAGTAAGAGTAATCTTAGGTACTATTGATATGCCTGATGCTAAAGATGAGAAAGGCAACAAAGTTACACTAGAACCTAACACTCCTTTTATATGGGAGATTGACAATCGTGATGCATTTAAGACAATGGGAGAACCTTTTAATAAGTTTAATCAAACTAAGAGACTTCCTGTTCAACACTACATTACGTTGACTAGTGAAGAAAGAAAGATACCTAGTGGTTCATCTTTTTATTTACCTAACTATTCACTTGACTTACAGAAATCTGTTAAAGTGACAGATGAAGACCAAAATACTTTCATAAACTTCATGGCATGGATAGATAATTATAACAGTTATATATTTAATGAATGGGAAATGAAAGCTAAAGCACCTGTAAGTAAAGAGGATAAAGATGTCGTTGATGATTTCATTGATGTTAATGTAGATGAAGAGGTGGTATAGTGAACCATCCTGCTGAAATGATGATTCATCAGTATCTTGAGAATGCCACAAGTGGTGCTTCAGCTATGAGTCAAGAAAATATTGAACAAGTAGCTAATGATATTAAAGATGCTTTGAATCGTCAGTTCAACACTAAAAGGGATGACAAGTTTAGGTTACGTATGTCTAATATAGGCAGACCCTCATGTCAGCTTTGGTTTGAAAAGAATAAACCTGAGACTGCGTTACCTAAACCTACCACTTTCATAATGAACATGATGATTGGAGATATAGTAGAAGCAGTATTTAAAGCAGTATTAAGAGAAGCTAATGTAAAATTTGAAAATAGTGATACAGTTACTCTTGAAATTGATGAAAAAACTACTATATCAGGTTCATATGACTTAGTTATGAATGATGCAGTTGACGATATCAAATCTGCATCTGATTGGTCATATAAATATAAGTTTGATTCCTATGAATCTTTACATTCAGGCGATAGTTTTGGTTATGTTGGACAACTAGCAGGTTACGCAAAGGCTTCTAACAAGAAGGCAGGTGGTTGGTGGGTTGTAAACAAAGCCAATGGTCATTTTAAATATGTTCGTGCCAACATTGACATGGATAAAGAACTTGACAAAATCAAAACGAATATAAAGGCAACGGAGTCAGACGATTTAGTGCGATGTTTTGAACCTGAGCATGAAACTTTTAGAGGTAAACCTACAGGCAATATGGTTCTAAATAAGAATTGCACATTTTGTTCATATAGGCAGTCGTGTTGGGAAACTTTACGTGAGTTACCTGCACAGATGTCTCAAGCTAGAGAGCCTAAAATGGTTCAATATGTCAAATTGAAAGGAGAGTAGCATGAGTAAATCACTAGATGAATTAAAAGCAAACATTGAAGAAATGGAAAAGCAGTTAGCTGAAGCAAAGAAAGAATATCGTGAGCTACGTACAGTAGGTTTACGTGATGCTATTGAAGCTAGAAAAGCTGCCGATGAAGCAGTAAAGGAAGAGCTTAAAAACTTAGGTTATTCTAATACATATTCATATAGTAATCCATTTATTTCATGGCGAAACTTCTAATTGTCTCCTCACAAAATTAGAAGAGACGCAATAAAGCATGGGTATAGGAGTGGGTTAGAACACACTATATCTATCTATCTTACAGAACTAAAGCATAAATATGATTATGAATCTATTAAGATAGAGTGGGAAGATTTATCATATCGCACCTATACCCCTGACTTTATATTAAACAATGGAATTATAATAGAAACAAAGGGTAGGTTTCTAGCAGTAGACAGAAGAAAGCATTTAGCTATAAAGAGACAACACCCTAACTTAGATATTAGGTTTGTGTTTACTAACAGCAGAAGCAAATTAAGAAAAGGTGCTAAATCTTCTTATGGGCAATGGTGTGACAAATATGGATTTAGGTATTACGACAGGATAATTCCTGAAGATTGGCTCAAAGAAAAGGGCAGGAATAAACACCCTAAATTTATAAAGTTTACAGGTGCTAAAGTAAGGAGAGTTAAATGAGTGTAGGCAATAAAGTATTAGATGAAGATTTTGTTATATGTGTTAGACCACAGATGGATAAGAACTTTAATTGGACAACTGAAGTTAATGTTTTTATAATGACTTCTGAAAACAATCCTCTTAATGATGACGATTACTATGGTGTATTAGATTTCTGTAGGGCTTTATGTGCCACTATAGCTATCATGGAAAAGGATGATGACCTTAGAAAAAGAGCAGTAAAAGAAGCAGATGAATACGAAAAGGCTGAGAAGCCTAAGTTAAAAGTAGTTGACAAAAAGGATAATGTTGTGCTATTATCTTTTGATTCTGATAACGATAATAAATTACAATGATAAGACATTTGGAGTACATGCGAATGAGAGCAGAACAGGAAGAACAAAAAGAAGATATGGTCAATAGCCCTAAACATTACAATGAATCAGGGATTGAATGCATTGATGCTTTGGAAGCTATGTTAGGCAAAGGTTTTGAGTCTTACCTGCAAGGTAATATCGCTAAGTACTTATGGAGATACAAATACAAGAATGGCTTAGAAGACCTAAAGAAAGCTCAATGGTATTTGAATAAACTTATAGAGGTTTGCGATGAGAGTTAAGATTATGGCTACACTTATTATTGACCCTGAAGAATATCCTATTCCTTCAGACGGAGATGTTACAGAAGATTTTGAAGATTATATGCGTGAGCTATTTCACGATTTAGAGGGTGTAAAAGTATCCCACATTAGAATACTAACGGAGTAAAATATGAAAAGCAATTACCTACCAACAGACTACCAAAACTTTATAGCCCTCTCACGTTATGCTAGATGGAAAGATGATGAGCAAAGACGAGAAAATTGGGGAGAGACTGTAGACAGATATTTTAATTATATGACTAACCACCTCAAGGAAAATTATAATTATAACTTGACTAAAGCATTGAAAGAAAAGCTAACAGAACAGATAATGAATTTAGGTGTTATGCCTAGCATGAGAGCATTGATGACATCAGGACCTGCTTTAGATAGATGTCATGTGGGTGGTTATAACTGTAGCTACATACCTGTAGATAGCCCTCGTAGTTTTGACGAGTGCATGTACATTCTTATGTGTGGCACGGGTGTAGGATTCTCTGTAGAAAGAGAGAACGTAGACAAGTTGCCTATAGT